ATTCCCTGCCCCCGACCAACTGCTTGTTTTTCCACTTTGCAATATTTCATATCTTCCGTAGTGCGGCAGCTGCCGGAACGACCTCCTGTGTGGACACGCGAAGAGTTTGTCCAGTCATACACAGGATCGAAGTTACGGTGCTACCAACAAGCACTCGCTCGATTGGCTCTGTCGGGAGCCAAGCGTCAAATGGGTTTTTGGAAGACCTTCATCAAAGCAGAGTTTTATAACGGAACTAGCAAAGCGAATCCTTGTCCACGGCTTATACAACCCAGAACACCTGAGTATAATATCCTCATTGGCAGGTTTCTGAAGCCGGCAGAGAAGCTTATTTACAAAGCTATAGATCGGGTGTTTGGACAACACACTGTTTTGAAGTGTGACAACCCCTGGAAACGTGCAGCTACTATTGTTCAATATTGGAAAGCATTTTCAAATCCTTGTTTTGTTGGGCTAGATGCTTCCCGGTTTGATCAACATGTTAGCGCTGAAGCTTTGGAGTTTGAACATTCTCTATACAACATGATCTTCAAGGATCCGGACTTGGCCACGTATCTCCGGTGGCAGATCGATAATACTGGATACGCCAATTTTTCAGATGGCACCATCAAGTACACCGTTTCTGGTGTACGAGGATCAGGTGACATGAATACAGCCCTAGGAAACGTATTTTTGATGTGCGCCATTACCCACCATTACTTAGAATCATTGGGCATCAAATATCACTTCATCAATGATGGAGATGATTGTGGAGTCTTCCTGGAGAAGGAGCATTTACATTTGTTAGATGATCTTCCTTCACATCATTTATCTTATGGGTTTGAGATGGAGGTTGAGCAACCTGTCTTTGAGTTAGAGCAGGTTGAGTTCTGCCAGTCCAAACCTGTTCACCTCGGTAATGGTAATTGGATGATGGTGCGTAACATTCATAAAGCAATTCAAAACGATTGGTTTAATATCAACGTTCCAAATTTCGCATCCCTTAATGACGTGTTGGTGGCTACGGGAAGGTGTGGACTTGCACTTTACGTAGACGTACCAGTCCTAGGAGCAATGTATGAGAGGATGGCTTCCCTCAACCATGATGAGAAGATAGTTGGTCGGCTGCTTGACCAACATTTTAGTGGTATAGGTCGAACATGGCG